TTGATATCAAAATTTGCTAAAGTTACCGCCGTTTCAGTTGCCACAAGAACCGCATCTAAATACACGTTATACGTTGTGTCAGGAAGAATAAGTAAACCACCACTTGGTACGGTTGCCGTATAACTTCCATCCGAGTTTTCAACGTCTCCATCTGCACACTCAATGGGCGGTTCTGGTGTTATTGGGTTCATTGGAATTTCACAAGGTCCATAAGTAGCAACCTCAAAAGTTATACCCATTACCCATCCAGCGACGTAGTCTAAATCGTAGTTATTTAACGGTGTCATTGTAGCCGTTCCAACCACGTCTAACTGCGCATCCATGTCGTTTATATAATAAACATACATATCCTTTAAGATAAGTTGGCAGTCGCTTAGAATAGTGTTTAGATTTGCGCGGTCTTTTTGTATAATGTCAACACAATAAATGTTAATGCTAAATTGGTTCGTGTTTAGGTCTTCAAGATCGCTCAAAGGTTCAACAAAAACTACCGGGTACTTTTCGTTTTTAGTTGAAAAGTTGGGCATTTGTTCACGAAACTCCCCACCGTACTTTTTGATTTGAAGATGAGCGTTACAAAACTGCTCTATCTTACTAAGTAGTGTTATATAACTTGTCATAGTGTCGCGTTTTCTTGCATTTTCTTAACCTTGTTTTGGGTGCTTGTTACGTCACTTTCAACTACCACCGCTTTTACCGTGAGTTGGTTGTTATTGTTCTCAACGTCTTGTGCTGCGCCCGTGGTGTTCATGTTGTTACCTTGTCCGAAAAGACTAAATGAAGGTGTCCCACCCGTGTTTGGTGTAGCACCGCCCCCCATTGGCGCACTTGAACCACCAGCACCACCGCCTGCGCTCTTACTTCCGTATTGAGTACTCGCAATTTTAGCAATGTTCGCAAGTGAAGTAGTGATCGCAAAAGCAAGTGACGCAATACCTGCGGGGTTAGGTACTGGACCAATTGCAATTGGTGAAGACGCTAACGAGGTTGTAACGGCTTTAAACCCGTCCATAATAGCCAAAGACAATTGAAGTGCTTTAGCTACTTGAAACTGACGCTTTGCGCGTTTCTCTTTGCTTTCTTCGTCTTGTTTTCCAAACCTATTAGACAATGTAAACGCTGTTTCTGCGAGGTTGTTAACTGACTGCGTATATTGTTCGGCTATTGCTATTTTTGCATCAAGTTCGGCTTTACGTTTTTGTGCTTCTTTCGCTCGTGCTTCGTCTTGAATTTTGGCTATTTCTTCCGCTTGTCTTTTCTCAAGTTCTTGCGTGTCTAAGCCGTATTGTTTAGCTTGTTCAATTAGATTGAAGTATTTCGCTCTAATGGTGTCCTCTTCAAGTTGTGCCTGACTGCGTGTGTTTTGGTCGTATAGTGCGAAGAAGTCTTCCTCTTCCTGCGATCTTAATAGTTGAGCGTCTTTAATTACCTTGTTTAGTTCGGCTTGTTTTTTCGCTTCTGCGTCAACGTATTTTTTATTTATTGCGTTGGCAGTTTGTTCGGCTTCCTGAATGTATAGTGCGTCAATTTTTGCGCGTTCGTCTTTGTTTAGTTTTTCGTTCTTCAACAAGTCTTCACGTAGTCGCTCGTATTTGTAGGTATTGGCTTGTAGTTCCTTTTCAACTCCGTCTTGCATTACTCCGAGCGTCAAGTCCTGAATTAGTCGTGTAGCCGCTAAACGATCAGCTAGGAATTGTTTTTGTGCTTCGGCTGCCTTTTGCCCTTCGTTAATTACTTCTTGGTTGAGTTTAACCTCTTCAACCTTTATTTCGTGTGCCTTAGCTTTATTTTCCTTGACCGTGTCTTTGTATAGCTTGGTTTGGTTCAAGAAATTGTTGTCCATAATCTCCAACAACTTAAGGTTGTTATTGATTTCTTCCTGCATGTACTTGTTACGTTCAATTCTTAACGCTAAAGTGCTTTTCCCTTCGGCATCCAACAAGGCAATTTTTTGGTCCATTAAACCAAGCACCTCTTGACGCTTTTCTTTTTCCTCTTCGAGTGCTGCGGTAGTTTTGGCAAGTGCTTCATCGGCTGCGAAAGACGTCAACCCCATTAAGTCCAAAAACCACTTAATCATGTCAATTAAAGGTTTGAATGCTTGAGTCAAAAAGTCAACGAATTTAGTCACGAACCCGAGTCTATCCGCTAACATGTATAACCCCGCGACAATAGCAGCAACAACGGCAACTAATAAGAATATAGGGTTAACAAGTAATTGCGCCCCCAACTTAAGAAACGCACCCCCCACACTTGCAACGGTTGATCCAAGACCTTTAAGACCCGAAGAAATAGTTTTACCGTCAATTTTTCCTAAGTTGCCAGCGAACAATTTAGCCGACTCACTCGCACCCTCAAAGTCCATTGACATTAACTGCGAAGACATCAACCCGAAAGCGTTAGACGTTTGCTCGAAACGTGAACCCGAAGCGAAGACCGCAGCCCGTTCGTTGGCATCTTTCAGTTTGTCCGAAAGTTCACCCGCTTTTTCTGCGAGGTCCGCCATTTGTTTAGGATCCGTTGCGTTAGCTAACTCCCCTTTTAAGGCTTTAAGTTCCGAACGTATCTGAGCGATACCGTTTAACTTTATATTTATTTCTTGGTCTGCCATTAAATAACCATCATTGTGTTATCGTAGTCACCTCTATTCCCACATCCACCAACTGGCTTGATATCTGAGTCCGTGTTTAAGTCACTTGTAAACTCAGGAAACAAAGCCTTATTAGTAAGTAGGTAGTTAGTAAGTCTCTTTTCGTAGAAGGCTGCCATTTGTCCGTAGTGGTCCATAACGAAAGCCGTTTCATTTTGGCTAACGTTGTTAGAATAGTCACCGAACTGCGTTTGTATACCTTTATTCTTAAGTTGGTATGTTAGTCCGAAGGCTGCTTGTTCGGCTGCCCTCCACGCTACAACTGGCTGTATCTTTTCAACTAAAGCCTCTTCGTCGTTGTTTAAAGTCTGAGCGTTATACGCACCCAATAGATAAGCGTAGAAATAACTTCCGAGTATTGCTTGTACTCGCATATCACTCGCTGGCTTAACGTACGGGAAAACATCCGTAACGTCAACATTCGCGGTTATTGGTGTGTTTACTTTTAAGTAGTTTTCAGTTACGAAATAAATCATAATGTCGGTGTATTATTTTCGCTTACTGGAGGCAATGCAGCCATAGCACGAATTTCGTTTTTAGTCATATTTTCGAGAACCTTCGCAGCGAGTGTTGGGTTCATAGCGTTGAGCGCATTTATAACCGCTTTACCTTCGTCTTCAACGGCTGTAATTGTTTCGTTGACTATTTGATAGTTGGTTATTTCAATTTGTGTATTGATACCTACGACTTTAAGAAGTTGGTTAAACACATCTGCAACCGTTTCACGCAAAGGAATAATAGTATTCTTTTCAAAAATTACATACGCTTGTTTAATGTCCGAACCACTACCCAAAGAACCCGTAGTGCGCACCCCTAAAAGTATAGGGTCAATCGTATGTGCGAAACAAATTTGTTCCGTGTTTAATTCAGAAACACCCTTAAACAATTCATCGTTACTATTTGTAGGTACATTAACTAAGTCGGGTAAACTTTCCTTGTTATTAGCAAAGAATGCAACCGCTTTACCTGCGTTTTCCGCGCCTTTCAACTTGTTAACCGTGTCTTTAATTAACTGCATCTCTTCAGGTCCTTGCGGTTTCTTTGGGAACATCATGGCAAATGACGGGAAGATTGAATTTTGTATGTTTGACTTCTGCAAGTAGCTAAGTTCACCACTTAAAAAAGCGAAGTTTAACGCACTTGTATACTGAGGAAGTGGGTAAAAATCTTGACCTACACTTTGACCTTCATAAGCCAACAAATAACAGCCGTCTTTGTGTTCGGGGTGGTATGGTAAATAAGTCTTTATTTGAAGTCCGTACTCCCAATCTTCGTTAACAGCGTAGATAGTTTTCGTTTGGTTTATTCTTACCTTCTCAGGGGCAACCCGGTACACGTTAAACACCTTCCCACCTTTCAACTCAACGTGAAAATAGCAACGGTCATGAAGAATAATGTCTTTGGTAATGGCTTTAATAGTTCCTTTCAAGCCGATTTTCTTACCGAACGAGTAAAGTACAACCTTTTCCATGTCGGTTAACTTGCTTTCGTCGAATGTATAGCCCCCTCCAATAGTTGCGTTGGTCTTAAAGTCTACAATAGACCCATGCAACGGACTCATGAAATACATTTGATTCATGTACTGCGGAAACAAATTGTCAAACCCGAAACGAACGTACCCTTGTGTAGTGTATCTTACATCTATTCGTGGTAATGACAAGTTACCTTCAGGAACTTTGAGAAACGGTGTACTAAAACTTTGATATCCCGTGTCAACTACTTTAAGACTTTCGTCTTTTTTAAACTTTCCAAATAAACCCATTATTCATAAATTGAATTTGATACACCTTCGACCACCATACGACCTTCCTCAACTAAAGTTAAACCATTATCATTCGTGTTTGGGTCAACTATAATTGGCACTGGACTTTCGTAAACCCAATATCTATACTGACCTATGCGAAACGTCACGTCTACACCCTCATCCAAAAAGAAAAGATTGTAACGATCAGGATAACTTGAATTGTCGACACCTACCCAATAAATAGGTGCGAGTGTTTGGTCCATCTCCCACACGAATTTAAACAACCATGTCGGAGCCGTGATCGTGGAACTTTCCGTTAGCGTTAAGGCTATTGTATTGTTTTGGTTTTGTTCGATGTATATCATACTACTTTAATAAGTAAGATTTGAAAAAGTTGGTTAAATAAAAAAGGGGGCTAATTAAAACCCCCTTCTAAATTCGTGTTTATCTAATTAGATAATGTCAGGAATTTCCGCAGCGTCTACTTCAAATGCAAGATTTTCGTTTTCAGCTACGAACGAAATACTGTATTTACTACCATCGGCTTTGGCAGTTCCCGATCCTTCCGTAACCGCAGTAAGTTGAGCGTTTGGAAAATACCAATACTTTCCGTTTGCGTCACCAACTACAAGAGCCAAGTCTCTTTGACCTTCGCCAAGAATTTTGATTGCTTTAGACTTAGCCGCCTCACGACGATGGAAAATCAAAGTAATTGTTTGAGTAATGAAAGACGAACCATTTACAAGGTCAATCGCTGCCTCTTCCGTAAACATTCCCGTGTTACGTCTGAACTCGAAAGGAATGAAAGGGTCTGCAAGTGTACCGAAAGAAGAAATTATCCAGTTAGCCTCAACAATAGTTCCCGTCATGTTATCCATGTCGTTAATATAAATTGAAGTTATCCCTCCGATATTGTTGTCGCAACCCTTTAAAATTGTTTCTATTGTTGTACAAGCCATTTTATTTAGTATTTAAGAGTTAAAAAAAAGGGGGCGGTTAAACCCCCCTATTAGCTAAATAAATGAATTAGTCGCAGTAAGCGTCACCACCTACCCAAACAATTTGTGCGTCATTTACAGTATAGAAACCTGCTTTAAAATCCGCTCTGGCCCCGATACGACGGTCCAAAGTAGTTTTAGAGAAGTCAACGATTTGCAAGTTGTCTTGGTCACCTTCAGCATCCAAAGCGTAGATGAAGTTAGTGTAGTCAGACAAAATGATTGTGTTTGCAGGAAGACCATACTCAACAACAACTGGGATATCCAAGTAAGTCAAAGACAAACCAACCGTTACGTTTGTTACGTTGTTTTGTGCAGCCGTAGCAATGCGGTAGTTTGCAGCAACATCAGGAGATACCTTAAACTGCATATTTGCAGGGTTCACCAACATTTCAGGAGTAGCCAAACTAAGTGCTTGAGCAAAGCCATTTGTAAGAATGTTTGCAGCAGTAAATCCACCAACTGGAACTGTACCATTGATATAATCACCACTTGTACACAAACGCTTCAACCAACCATCACAAAGTGAAAGATGACCTTCGCCAGTTGTATCACCTCTCCACATAATCTGTGCAAGTTCTTCGTGTCCTTTTTTCGCCATTTGACCCCAAAAGAAATTCATGAAAGATGCAACAGAAAAATCAGAGTTTGAACCTTTAGCCATTTCCAAAGCCAACCAAGACTGCTCAAGGTCGAACTGACAAACAGATGCTTGAGAAGTCAACGCACAAACGTCGATTTCTACTGCAGAAACTGTAGCTTCTGCGGCGGAAAAATCACAAGAACTTTCTTGTAAAAGTCTGTCGAAAACCACGGTTGCAATTTTCGTTTTTGCCTTTATCCCCGGAAGAACTCGGTAGTTAGTTACCGCATTTTCCATTCCGTAAAGGATTGAGTAATACTCGGATGGGTTTGCTTGAAGTAACGCGCTCGCGTCAACTGTCAAGTCGAATTTGTACTTTTTAGCCATTTCTTATTTTTTTAAGAAGTCAATTACTTGGTTAAACTTTTGTGCCGCTGTCATTTTGATTTCTTCAACGGGTGCGACTTCCTCCGTTTCAGTTAGTTCATTCTTTAGGTCTGCGATAACTTGCAATAGTTCGGAAATGCGTTGCTCAATGTATGGGCTAACGATTGCCAAAATAGCGTCGGTGTCTGCTGCTGGGTCAATAGCTGCTTCAACTTCAACAACCTCTTCTTCCTTAACGGACTCTTCGGTTACTTCGGTTGTGTCTGCTAATTCCACTTCCGTAGACGCTTCAACTTCCATTACTTGCTCCTCAGTCGTAGGAATTTGCACGTCAACAACTTGACCGTCTTTTACGATAATCAATGTGCCGTCTTCGAGCGTGTGTTCTCCGTCTGGTAACATATTATTTATTTTTATTTGGTTGCTTAATTTAAGACCAAGAAAGCCCTCAATAGAAAAGCCTACTTGACCTGCTTCGACTAACTTGTTATAATAGTCCGTGTCCGTGATTTGTGCCGTGACCATTAACGTTCCTTTAGGTACCTCAATACCGAAAGTGCTTTTAGCCTTGTCGCCTTCCGGGTTGTCAACTAACCACGCTTCGAGAATGTATGCAGGGACGATTTTGTCTCCTTCGTGTTCCAAGTTAAACAAGTTGCGGTTGTTCAAGTTGAGCATAAAGTCTTTGAAGATCGTGTCTATTTCGACCTCGCTAAATTGTACATAGTACTCGCCCATGTCATCGTCACGGCGGTAAATGTCCATTGGTATCATTGCGGGTGCGGTGATGCGGTATTTTTTCTTGTCTGCGAAGTGGCTTTTTGCTTGGGACTTGAACGCGACACCCTTAACCAATACGGCAGGGTTTGCGGTGAAAGCGATTGCATCAACTCCTAGCGGTTCAGTGCCATCGTTGTAGGCTTCGTCTATGGTGATTTTGTAAGTCGGTAGTCCTTCCATTGACTTAATAAGTACACGAAAAATGTTTTGGTTAATTTTTAAACATAATTTTTATACCTTTGGTTAAAATCTAAACAATGATTCAAATTTACGGGGCTGAAATACCCAACCAACTAAACGAGTTAACCGTTGATCAGTTCGACCACCTCAACAAAATTGAGAATAACATCGAGTTAGACACCATCGAAAAGTGGATAGAGAAATTTATCTACTTGGGTGTTGAAGAAAAAGCCTTCGATTCAATGGAACTTGACGAGTTCGCAAACTACATTAAAGACTTCAATAAGTCCGACCTACCAAGCACCGAAAAGGTGACGCAAATTGTCATTGATAAATACACTTATGAGACCTCCGAGAATATCGGTGTTAAAGACTTAGGAATGATTGAGAAAATTTACCGCAGTCAAGACGACAATTTTACCGCTCAAACACTTGCAATTTTATTCAAACGAACGGACCTTACACGAACCGAACACTACGCACCTGCGCACCTTAAATTGAAAACTAATTTGTTCAAGAAACAAACAGCAGAAATTGCATTTCCGTACATTCTCGATATTCTACAAAAGATAACCAAGATAACCGAAAAGAAAGTTGATGAAACTACCGAAGAGTTGGAGCGAGGTAACGGTTAATCAATGGGTCGAGTTAAACTCAATAGACCCTAACGAATTTAACAGCGTGTTTCTACACACGTTGGAAAGTCTTTCTATACTCTCCGATACAGACCCCGAAGAGTTGGAAGACCTAACCCCTGAAGAACTCATTGACCTTGCCAGTGAAGTTTCTTTTATTAAGCGTGAGCCGTCCAATAAGCCTAAACAAGCCGTGAAAGGTTTTATGTTAAAGCCGTTGGACGCGCTTACCTTAGGGGAGTTCATAGATTTAGAATACTATATAAGTCAAACCACCGAGAATTTTACGCTTTTGCTTAGTATATTATACAAACGTTGGAAACGTGACGAGTGGGGCAACTTATTATTTGAGCCTTACACCTACAAGTTAAACGAACGTACCGACCTATTTAACGAAGTCAGCATTAATGAAGTCTTTGGTGCAATAAACAATTACGTAACCTATTCAAACGACTTTAAACAACGATACGAGAACCTATTTAACCCAGTTATCGAACAAGACGAGGAAGTCGAGTTAGACCCTGAGGACCTTAAAGCCGAAGCCGAAGAAAAGGTGTTTACTAAATGGTCGTGGGAAAAACTACTTTATGACATATCCAACCAAGACCTCACAAAGGTAGATGCAGTTACGGACCTACCTTTAGTGTTTGTGTTTAATATGCTGTCAATGGTCGAAGAATTACAACTAAATAAAGATTAGCCGTAAATATTCCACATCTTATCGTAGTCGAAAATCTTGTTCCACTTGTCATCTTCAGAACCAAACAAGTTGTATTGAATGTTTACTTTAACGTTGTCAACGGTCATGCCTACGGAATCAGTATTTAAGAATGGGTACTTTTTAATCATCCAAGTAATGTACTCATCTATTGCCTCTCTAATAAATCGTTGACCATTATTTGATGCAAGAGCATTTTGCGTGATATAATGCGGGCGTATATTTCCTCCGTTTGTTAACTCTGCACCCTTATCCAAGAACATATAGTAATAAATAGCACTAATTTCTACATACAAGTTATTTACGTCACCACTACCAGCAGAAATACGAATCGAGTCTTTCATTGTACCAAGTTGTACTAAGCCTTGGCGCTGTATTTCTTGTTGAATTGCACGCTGTAAATGTACTCGTGTTTTGTATTTTATGTTGTATTGTCCCGGTAGTGCCATAACCTTTTAAGTAATTCGTGTTTATGTTGGTTAAATAATAAGCCAAGCCGTTGCTCCATTTGATAATAAACGAACACTTGACAAAGAAGTTAATGAATAACTAATTGCAGTATCAATCACATCCGTACCAAAAGGGTAAATAGTATTTGTAAATCCGTTTGTTCCTTTGATAATAAATACTTGACCTATATTTTCATCGTTTGCCTTTGGTAAATACACATTAATTGCTCCAGTGATATTTGCACATATAAGAACACAATTATCTATATTTAGGTAGTAGTCAACTGTGGTTTTTGCAATAGGTAACTGAAGCCCTCCCGAAATAGCAAGACTTGCAATTTTCGCAACGTCCGCACCTAGTCGCTCGGTAACGATACCTGTTTGGTCGAGCATCTTACCATTGCCTACAATGATACCATTAACACCCGGTTGTATTACGTTACCTTGCCCGTATATTGCGCTCGTTGACGTGGAAGGTATAACGTTACCTACGAATGAATTGTTAAAGTGTATACTTCCCGTGTGACTTGCTAAGTCTCCGATTGTCGTTGGAGTAACCGACCCCTTAGCAAATGGGGCTAAGTCTATTTCGGTGTCTACACTCATCAACTCAACCTTAGTCAAGTTTTGAGCGTTGCAGTCGTAATCAATTACTTTGTTGATAGTCCACCAACTATTGTCTATTCGTATCTTGTCGTTTAGCTTTAGCCGTTGTATATCGTCTTCGCGTAGGTCGAAGAACGCAGTCAACATCTTACCCACGTTTATTTGATTAACCGTGCGTCTCCAATATAGGTTATATAGATTGTTATTCGTGATCGTATAACCTTCGTAAAACATGTAGTCGGGCTGTCCGAACAAAATATCGAATGTCGGGTTAATAGGGTCGTCCCAATGGTGTAAAATTGGGTAGGTCGTTACACCACTTTCTCCAGTTGTTCCGTAGTCGTAAATGTTGTAAGCGTCACACGTACCTACACCCCCATCGTGTAAGATACGAATGTTAACTTTTGGCTCACCTGACAAAGTAGGTAGGTAAGCGTTAAACGTGCTTTGTGCTATTGGTGTAGGTGAGAACGTAATTTCTTTGGTGTCTATTCCTTTAACATATTCGTTGTTAAAAATAAACTCAAGTTGTCCGTAAATTTCTTTAGTAGCTTCAAAGTATATTTTGTTCGGGTCGTCGCTGTCTTGCTTGTAAGTTAAGATCAGTTTCTTTGCGCTCAATTCAGGAAGGAATTGTAACGCTTGGTCTTTGTCTTTAGCTAATTTGTAGGTCCAATCTATTTCCGCTCCGCTGTCGTAGTAATCGTCTCGATGCATTAACACCAAGTTGTTAGGAATGTCGGTGTCTTGTTCCGTATATAAATTATACATCGTGAAAATTGACTTAATAAAGTCCGCTTGTTTTACTTTGTTCGGGACGCTGTTATTCATGTTGATGACAGCACCATAACCAACTATTGAAGCCGAAGGGAGTATTTTTATGCTTAGGCTATTAAACACTATTTCACTCGTAACCGTTACGGGAGTGTCTAAGGGTGTTGGTCCATCTAACCATTGAAGATTATTCGATAACTGCGCATTGATACCACCTAAGAAATTTAAAACGTCAGTAAGTATTAAGTTACCTACCAACAAATTTATGGTAAGGTCAAAGTTTCCTATCGTGTTACTTCCTACGGCTAATGTGTCGCCTTCGTTTACGTTTACACCATTCGTTAGAATTGTTGCACTTGTCAAAAAGTTACCGTTCTTTTCAATCGTGAAACGTGGTCGGTAATTACTTGAATAAGTTATGAGTGACGAGGTCATGTCCACATAGTAAGCCGTAGCTGCCGAAGTGTTGACTAAATTAATGTCAGCATTGAAAGTTATTTCGACGCTTATATTGTCACTACCTAACAAGTTGAAAGGTGTATCGTATGTTCCCGTAGTAGGGTCAAATAAAGTTTGCGCGTCCGTTACCTCAGTCCATCCAGTAAGCAAGTCCGTAAATGTCGCGTTTGGTCCGCTTAAAGTTACCGCGTTGGTTGCCTCAACTAAATAAGTACTATAATCAATCAATGACTTTTCACCATTGAAAGGAATGATAAGTTTATCGAAGTGCGCAGCCGTTAACGTGGACCAAGTGTAACTAAACCCCGCTTGTGCGAAGATGCGGTCAAAGTAGGTCTTTGCGTAAATGGCAGGTTTCATTTCCTGCAAGTAATAGTTATTCGAGTCCTTAAACGGGACAAGGTATTTGTAGCCATCCGATTGCGTATTGCCAAACGAGTTAACTACATTGATTGCCCGGTATTCGTGGTTAAGGTCTGTAAAGTCTAAGTCAGTAAGTTCCTTGTTTCCTAACTTAGTAAAGAAGTCCGAAGATTCGTCTTTTATCAATACCTCATATTCAACCTCGTTCTCGTAGTCCGCAGTCGTTTGTACTTTGTTAACCGCGACAAGTTGAAGGTAGCCAGACTCTAAAACTGGAAGTCCGTTTTGAATAATCGAGCAACGTGTTAAGGTGTTTATGTTAAACGTTCCTGCCTGAATGTTTACGTCATAATAGTGGTTTAGTAAGTTGTGATTGTTAGCCGTCCCCGTTAGCGTGATCGTCTTACTAAAAGCCCCCGAACGTTTACTCACGTCACGAATATCCGCTACACCAAAATTAAGGGGGAAGGCTGTACCCTCTTTAACGTCAAGGTAGCCCGTTTCAAGTTGTATTCTTACACTCATATGTTAACCTTGTCTTGGTTCGCTAACTTCACGTTAACCGTCTTTTTAATTAGATTCTTGTTCTTTTGTCGCTCAACCTCAAACGCTGTTTCTTGAACCACACACGCAACGTACTGACCGCCGTCCCAAAGGTAAACCACGGGTGACGTAATGAGTTCCTGAAAGTAAATAGCCATTTGTTCGTTCATCCAATTACTATTTAGTTGGAGGTTCTTTTCAACCGTACTTGAATAGGTAGTCATGCCACGTTCGTCACTTGTATACGTCCACTCCGTACCGTTAACGTAGCCCTCAACAACTTTGTTAAAGGACTGCTTTGTACTCGTTCCAGTTTCGTAAGTCCTAAGCTGAAAAGCAAACGAACCCCAAGAACCCATGCGGTCAAGAAACACTAAATAGTAGTCATTGATTGCACAACGTTGGTCAATGTCAAACGTGTATGTTTCCGAGTCGGGAGGTGCTGTGCCGTCCGTAAAATAAAACTCATAAAATGTAGTGTCGGACTTAATCAACGGAAGTGTACCGCTTATGATTGTCAAGTTAAGGTTAGGACTTGCCACGCATAACTGAGTAGTTATTTCGGTGTTCGTCACGTCATAATAGAATGAGTCGCCGTTTGAATTGTTAAACACTACACGACCCGTCACCGAGTTGTTGAACCCGTTGAACCAAATTTCTTGATTTGGTGTTATGGTCATCTTTCGGTAGGACATCGAAGTCAAGAATAGCGCAGTCGTATTGTCAAGTCGGTAGTCAGTTAATGCGTAGTTAGGAAAACTTACCCAAGGCAAAGCCCCGTTGAAAACCCACTTGTCTAAAGTCGTATCAATGTCTCGAATAATCGTCTTTCTATTGTCTGCATATTTAACCGTCCCGTTTTCCGTTGCGTCAACCACGTTTGACCATGACGCGTTAATAGTGAAATCAGTTGTACCCGTCACGGCAATTACAGTCCATAAGCCACTAATTAAAGTATTCGTCCCTGCATCCACAACAACTTGGTCACCTACTAAAAACGTGTGCGCGACTGTTGGTGTTATTTTTACATTCCCTGCGTTGTTCACTAAGTTAGCCGTATAGTTAAACGTCACAATGTACTCTTCGCCTACCTTAACATCGTAATTGTAGCGAGTGTTAGGTGTGTCAGATTCTGAGTAGTTAGTTGGTTGAAAGTCGGGACCAACTTTAGCACCTAACAATTTACTCAAGTCAACTTCGCCGTAACCCGTCCCATAAGTTGGGAGTACGCGATACTCTGCTATCTTGTTAGCCGTCCCTTGTTCGTAAACGTCAAAGATATATCTAAACCCTTCGTTGTTTTTATTCGTGGAGTTGTAAATAAACTTGCACGGGTTGTACGCTGGTGTGAAGTCCTGCGGTTCTGCTATTAGTGTCATTGCCATAACCTACTAAGTATTTATTGTATTTTGTGGTTATTAGAAAGCCACGTATTGGTCATCGGTGTAATACGTCTCCTTAATGTAGGTCGTAGCGTACCTGACGGCATCCATCGCATCATCGTAAAGTTTGACGGGTTCGTCTAAGATTAGATCACCAACCTTTTTCCACTTGTAGTTATCGTATTCCTTTTTAATGTTTGGCTCGTCCTCGCAAAACACCCCGAAGGTCTTAACGTAGTTTATTCCCATCTTCACGACCTTGTTAGCGTTGTTCACGTTGTAACCTGCGTTCTGCATTTCGGCTATTATTTCTGGGCGCGAATAGTCCGCCATTATGTCAACCGTCTTTTCAATATCTAAGTCTTTGAACTTTTGAATCAACTCGGACGTGGTTAGGTAGCTTTGATAAATTACGGGTTCGATATAGATGTCGCCATCCGACCAATATACACGAACGAGTGCGGTGGGGTGATTGTAACCAAAGTCAAGTCCCATCACGAAATTAGTAAACCTCGCAGGGCGCGACTTAGTAAACGTCCAGTTGTTATAGATATTGGACTTGCTTATTGCCTTTTCACCTAGTGCGTAAATTTGGTAAAGTGCCTCGTCGGTTCGCTTGAGGTCCTCGATTTGGCGTTTAATACTTTCGGGAAGAAACGGGTTGTCCCGGTACGTGGATTTGATTAACTTACTTTCATGGGGCGGTAACTCATAAAGCCAAGAGGAAGACTCACTCGGGTTGTAGTCAAAAATTAGTTTATCCTCGGTTCGCATATTCAGCTGTTGAAAGTCCTCGAAATAAAGTTCGTTAGCTTCGTTGCACCATCCTATGTCACGTTTGCGCCCTCTGATTTTCTGCTCGTCATCTACCGAGAAAAACTCGACTATTGAACCATTGGGGAAGCGGTATATATTCTCGCTCATGTTGTGGTTCGCCTTTTCGTAAATCTCCAAGTCTTTAAGAATCTCGAAGAAGTCACGCATAACCGTAGCCCTCAAAGCTGGGAAGGTCTTACGCACTATACTCACCACCTTGTTCGGGTTCTGGATGCAATAGACGATAAGCACCTGACAAAGCGAGTACGTCTTAGATGATCGTGAGCCGCCCTCGTTAACGATGAAACGCACCTCCCGGTTAGTAAGCGCATCCCAATTTCGTGCGAAGATATTAGTTGCGTTTATCTGCATTGACAATGTTAACTTGAATTTCGCCTATACGTTCTCCTGCGGTTGTATGGTCTACGCTTTCCTTTGGCTTACCTACTGCCCTGCTGAGTAGCGTTTCAATAGAATACAAGCTACCTTTTTCAAGTGAGCGTTTAAGTGCGTTTGCAACCGTCTTTTCGAGTATCGTTGCCTTTGGGTTTTTATATACGTCAGCAAGTTCCTCAATGGTCATTGATAGCATTACGAGAATGCAGTCATTCACTTCCGAAGATTTGTAACCGCTGTCTTTAAGTTCGGTTATAAACTTACGAGGTGCTCCATCTAAATTCCTTCTTGGGTCGTCCCCCTTTTGGAATGGTTTTAAGTTTTCTGGGTTTGGCATGTCGCAGTTATTTCACAGTTATTTATCCTTTTCACTTTCAGATTTAATCATCTCTTTTGTGGCTAGAAAGTATGCCTTTCGTCTGCTCTTGATGTTCTTATTATAAGTGAAGCATTTACCGTTTTCACCGTGTTTGAATCCATCCTTTCCGTTACAACTACAATGAATAATCTTCTCCATTCTTTTTGACTTTGAGGTCCGAATCCAACTTCATCATTCGCTCGACAATAACTTGACAGTATTTTGGGTCTAGTTCCATTCCGTAACATTTCCTTTGGAGTTGGTGTGATGCTACCATAGTGGATCCACTTCCTGTGAACAACTCCATTATGAGGTTACCTTCCTTACTGCTGTTTTTTAATGCAATGTTGATAAGTTCAATTGGTTTCGTGGTTGGGTGGAGTTCGCTTTTTGTTGGACGGTCCACATCCCAAACATCAGATTGCTTTCTATCTTCAAGAGGACATAAACGTGGTGCTCCATCTAACCATCCATACCAGATGGGTTCGTATTTCGTGTGGTAATCCTTTCTTGACATCACAAGGTGTGATTTATTCCAAATGATGGTGCTACTCCAATGGTAATTGTTTTCGTGGAGTGCCAACATAAGATTGCCCCATTCTTGAGCAGACATTACCACATAGGTAGGGCATCCTTTCTTTGAGTACATAGCCATCATAGCAAATGCTGAACCCATGAAGTCTTTGAAATCTCCTGTTGACATTGAGTCATTCATGATTGTCCGTGGTTTGTACCCCATTGGATTACCTTCTTTGACTGCTCCATAGTTTACATTCCAAGGAGGATCCGTGAAAACCATGTCTGCCTTTTCGCCTTTCATCAATTTCTCCACATGGTCGCTGTCGGTGCTATCTCCACATAATAAACGATGTGGTCCGATTTCAAATAGGTCTCCTACAACAATGTCCGTTTCAATACCACCTTCAGGAACATCGTAATCATCCTCTTCCGCTTTAAGGTCTTCGCCTTTAAAGTCAACTGGAATATCTAAGCCCCATTCTTCAAGTTGCTCAGTGTCCCATTGATTCGCTAACAAGTCCCAATCCCATTCGCCACCACTTACGTTGTCTTTAATTAGAAACTCACGTTGTTGGTCTTCCGTTAGGTTGTCCGCTACAATTACTGGCACTTGTTTTAATCCTGCTTCCTTACAAGCACGAAACCTCATGTTACCTCCTAATATAACCATGTCGGTATTCACTACGATAGGTCGTATATCTAGCATCTCTGGAAAGTCCTTGATAGATGATACTAAGTTTTTAAACTTGTCGTCTTTGATTTGGCGAGGGTTGTTAGGGTTTAATCTTACCTCTGATATTTTTACTAATTTACTTTCCATTTTTGTTCGTGTTTTTGGTGTAGTGATCTAAAAATTCATCTTCGCTTATTTCCTCAAGGCACATTAACCCCTCAACGTCCGTAAGGTAAAAAACAACGTGCGCTTCATTCACCTTTAGTTCGTCTTCGAGTGCCTTGGCGAAATTAATCATGTTCTTGCCTGCGTCTAATAGGTAGTATTTAGCCATTGTCTCCATTTTCGCCCGTTAAGGCAATTAGATAACAAAGGTAACTGATCAATGACCACCCACTAAACTGCATCGCGTGGTGAGCATCGTTGTAAATCAAACAAAGTGCCGACACGAATACAAAACAAGCGACTAAAAAAGCGAATACGTGGCTCAACTTCATTTTCTTTTGCGTTTAGGTTTTGGTTCTATTACTCCTTGGTATTCTATTGTAGGAAGTTCAATAGGTTCGTTCGTGTTTTCGACCTCTTCCTCAAAGTATTTCCCCAAGTTCAACCCCCACTTTTGAGCCGTGTTTATGTCGGCTTCGGTCAAGTCCTCGATTTTCTTGGTTACCCGGACAGTCCCCAACTTGTACTCAACGCTTACTCCCTTATATTGGTTCTTTATCTTCAACATATTTTCTAAATTTTTGCTTCAACTCGTTAATGTAAATCAATGCGCTACTGGGGTCAATGTTAAAATGTTCGGCAAGGTCACGTTTAGTTGTTATTCCCTTGTTATAATACACTTCCCAAAGTATAGCGTCGACCCTGTCTAACGTCTTTTCAAAGTCGCTTACATCTATTTTAAGTATTAGGTTGTTCGATTGGTTATTCAGGTCGCTAATGTCAAATTCTAAGTCCACCGAGTTAACCCGTTCTTTAAGGTTCGTTTGTGAATTGTAGCGCATGAGTTCAAAGTAAATAAACCCAAAGGCTAAACGTTCTATTTCGTCTTCTTGTATGGTGTCCGCCTTACCCACTAAGTACAAATAGGACGATGATACTAAACTTTCAGGCTCAATAGATTTCTTTAACTGCGTTATTCGTCTTTTCGCAGCACTCACCAACAGCGTATAATTGTCAGTATAGAATTTATCTATTAAACTCCGCATACCACGTTAAAAAGTCCTTAGCGTAAATCCGTCTTTGTACCGATGAACACATACAATACGTGATTTTCCTTGTAGGGTTGTATATATTCCAAACGTCCCTACATCTAACGGCTGTAACCTTGCTCACCTTCCCAGTGTTGAATTCGTCGTATAACGTCTCGAATAGGCTTATCTCCTGCGCATCCATCCTTCGTGAAGCATTTGTAAGACGAAAGTAATGAATGAGGCAATGACCGCCTTTTCAAAGGACCAAGTCAAAGCAAGTGCAGACCAAAATGTACAACATTGCCAACACTCCAACGAGCCGAAGACGTACTCAATAAGGTCGTTAGGCTTAAACTTACTATACAACCAATCTGCAAAGTACTTGAAAGGCTCAAACTCCTGAATGAACCATCCTAAAGCAATTAAAAAGATATATTCCATGTGGTTAATTTTTAGTCAAATATACGATTATTTTTTAACCAACAAAAAAACCCCGTTACTCTTCGGGGTTCAGTCGCTCGAAAGCTGGTAATTGAAAGATGAAACGGGTGTAATCGGTTTTAGTCCGTCTTTGACTACGATATTTGACATGGTTCTTGTCAATTGGTTTCCTGCGCTTCATAATTTGCTTTGAATTTATCAAGGTGCATTTTAGTTGTGAAATACTGTGAATGTGTAACACTACACGAAGCGTAATTAACCGCTTCTATTGGTAAACGCTTAAATAACTCCTTATCAATAGAATATATTTTAGTTTGTTCAATCTCCATTTTTTTAGCTGTTTCAACTAAATCTATTATTTTTTCTTCCCAAATAATATCTAAGTTTTCAACCAACCATTCTACTGCTGTCTGTTTCATCTCGTTAAAGGTTAAGTCCTATTTTTTGCCACATATCTTAAATCGTTTTGTAATCTAAAGTACGCCAAAAGTATATCTTATTTGCTAGTTTTGGCTAAGTATGTCTTGAGCCTCGTATCTGCTATCTATTAATGCGTGGGCGATTCTTTCTACCGTGGTCGTGTTTAGTCCGCCTTGGTTATTCAATAACTTTTTGACTTGGCTGCACTGTACTTTTGAACGCCTACAAAAAGACCTCATCGATTCATCTTCAAGACGTGACTCAACAACCTTCCGTAGAAAGTCGTTGAGCTCGGTTAGTTCTGCTATTCTCAAAACGGAAGTCCTGAAGAGTTAGCAATTTTCTCGCTGGTGTTCTGCGGTTCGGGTTTAAACGGCTCTGAAACTTTAAGAGACAAAAATTGTCCTTTGTCCGTAGTCTTTACCCACCCTGCAAGGTCGTATTCAACTTCACCTACCTTAATCTTCCCTTTGTAGTCCGGATGATTATCCGCCTTTTTGTTGTTAGGGAAAAGCGTACCCGTGTTTGCTTTGTGTTCGTAACTCATATTTACTTGTTTTTGATTTGCTCTTTTATGAACTGTTTATTTATTGGGTTATTATCTAAATAATCGTATGCGTATTTAATTCCTTTCATAAATGAACTTTTTGGGTCATGCCCCTCACATCTCAATAAGTCATAAAGAAAATGTAAATCTACAACTGCGTCATGATATTCGCTTCCTTGTGGTAGTTCGTTTAATGGTTCACAACTCATAACTGTTTGTTTTTGATTTGCTCTTTAATTCGTTCTAAATATAAACATAGGTCCATTGCCTCTTCCTGCGCGTGTTGTAACCAATCTAAGGTTTCTAAATCGGTTCTTTCGAGGTTCGTTCCGTATTTCTCAAGTCCTCGTTCGCTTCGATCTGCGATTTGGTTTAGGACTTGGATAACTATTCTGTCTGTCTTCATAATTTATTGATTAAGTCGTTATAGTATTCTTTCGCGTGTAACAGCTTTTCTTTCACTTGTTCGATATTCGCATCGTTTAACTCTATTTGGAACGCTCTGACGCGCTTATTTTCGCTTATGTGGCTAAATTCGTGTTTTGCTCGGACTTCGTTTTCTGTTTCTTCCGTGACATCTATCTCGAACTTCTTCCACGATGTTCTACGAATCTCGTCTTGAACAATGTCTTCGGGGGTGTCAACTAAGCAATACACTACACGGGCTTTGCTTCGTCCAGTGAGCCAACAATAACCGATCATTTGCCAAAAATAATCTTTGTTTGGTAGTTCATCCTCAAACCAAGGGAAGGTAGTACCGTCCCATGAACATTTAATATCTATGATTTCGTCTTCAAGTATTAAGTCAGGCGTTCCCTTTACAAATTCGTTCTCGAAGTATTCCGTGTTTTTGAGCGCAAAAGGTAAATTTAGGACTTGTGACGCCATTTCTATAGCTAGGTCTTCCTGAGTGTTGCCCTTGTCCGTGTAACGGCTTGAGAAGTCTTTTTTTATACCAAACTTTTCTTCTAACGCAAGTTCTTTTAAATACGTTTTTGCGGTTTGAGACAAGACCTCCCCTTTAGATTTAGGGGAAGTCATAATCTTACCTAACGAGCTGCAGCGAATTTTCATAGTAGTAGTAAAGATTTGGTTTGTAAGTCCGTTAATTGAAACCCGCTTAATGCTTTCTTAAATGCTTCGGGTGTTAACTTGCCTTCCTCGATTTGGCTTAGTCCGTTCTCGAATCTTACTTGGTCAATGCTTGGTTTCGTGTTTTTAACGGTTGCACTTGCGCTGTTAGCGTCGTCGTCTTCCGCTTGTAAACTCAAAAGTGACTGCAATGTATAGCGTCGGTAGTAAGTCACCGCAGAACCTATCTTTTGAGGGTCTTGAATCTCAGGAAGGCGCATAGTAGAACACACTTGGTCTCCGTTCTCAATGTCAATTATCAATGTACTTACAAACCCTTCCGAAATTGGTTGGATAAGTAAAAGACCGTGTTCGAGTAGCACTGGTTCAACTGTCTCAATCAATCCGTTAATGTCGGCGTACTTGTTTTTGAAATGTGGGTTAGTAGAATTCTTAACTACCTTGCCAATCTTTTGCTTTGCAGCGTGTAGCTTCGGGTAAAGACCCGCTACTTTTACCACCTCTTCAATGGTTTGTTCTGTTTTTTTCATGTTTTTTTCTTATTAGTTTCAGCAAATATACGCTTTATTTTTAATTCACAACACACTCAAAACAATTTTTGTTGCGCTACGTGGTTTTTGATCCTTTCAACCGCCTTTTCAAAGTACTCTTTATCCAGTTCACAAGCGGTTAATTCGAAGCCGTATTCGTGACAAGCTATTGCTATACTTCCACTCCCGAGGTGGGTGTCGAGGATTTTGTCTCCGTCTTTTGCTTTTTGTGTCAAAAGCCATTTATACAAACCAATCGGTTTTTGAGTTGGATGTAATTTATCACTTACAACAGCTTCACGATATAATCTTGGCACATGGTTAAAACTTGTCCAAGCCATTTCGTGCATGCTAAAATTTACAGCATCACTTTGTTTCTTATCCCAAATAATCCAATCACGTTGAGCAGTTAAAAAATCTGTCATATAATTTCCACCCCAAATAATTTGGTTTTTTGAAACTCTAAATAATTCATCAAAATATTCTTTTGTAGGCAATTCATCAACCCAACTATGTTCACGATATAACCTCCCAAATGGTCGCACATCAGTATCTTTACCCCATCCTTTTAAAGATTTATTTATTCCGTATGGAGGGTCAACAATAGCAAGGTCGAAGTAGTTGTCAGGGTAACGAGCCATTAACTCAATGTTGTCCTCGTTCGTGATTTGTATTTTATCTGTAATCTTCATCTTTTATCTTTTTTTTATATTCAGTGATTAATTCTTTCAGTTCTTCCTTGTCCCATTTACGGGTTTGGTGGGCTATATTCTCAAGTTCTTCGTACTTAGTAACTCCGATTTTGTTTAGTAAACCATCTCGGTATGGTAACAAGTTTCCGTGTTTATGTTGGTTGCACGCCACACATTGAGCGTGGACGTTGTCCGGGTGGAACCTAACGGAAGAGTGACCGCCTGCGCTCCAAAAGTGTCCAGCGTCGTATTTTGAGCCGAGTGCATTTCCGCAACTTATACAACCTTCGTCCTGATCGCGTAACCTTACCCACTTGTTAAATACCTGCTGCGCTAATTTAAGATAGTCCGAAGTGGTTAGTAGATCTTCCTTTTGCTTTTTGACCTTTTCCTTTTTGATTTTGGCGAGGTTCTTTAGTGCTTGTTCCGTCTTTTTGCAAACATAACAGTACTTGTCTAAAGTCGAGAATGGTGTAAAGATTTCTCCACATTTTTTACATGACTTCATTAGAATAAAGTTGTTTGAGTTGATGGAATATAACTTGCATCGTATCGTTTATTTTCACCTTTTGGGTATGGTTGCTCTTGATAGTTCAACTGACTTTTCAAGTTCTTTTGTTCTTTTTTATTTCCAGTGAAGTAAACGTATCGATGTTTACTACTTCTAAATTTTCGATTTTTTGTATAATCTATATTTTTTTTATAATGCCTACTGTGTTTATTATTTTCTTCTCCTATATCAGTTCTTTCTTTTGTTGCTCCAGTATAAATCCAATTTGTGGCTTGGTAAATATATCCGTTATGATTTTGTGCAGTATCAGCATAACTGACAATTATTAAACCACTTGGCAGTAATTTAAGACAACTTCCCACAAAGTAACTCAATACGTTTTTTTCAAGTCCATCATTTACGCAAAGCCTATTTAATTCGTTTACTCTTTGTGCATTGATTTCGCCACAAACACCAATACATAGATTTCGTGACGCAGGACTACCAAACGTGCAAACCCCAACTAAAACATTATTCTCAAATAAACCAAACGAATAAGATATACTACATAACCTTTTAGCGTAGTGCTTATATAAAAGCCATTCTTTACACAAGTAACTATCTATGCTTTTGACTTGGTATTTATCTTTGATGCTCATAACAAAATTTTTAAGTCGTTTACTTGCTTTTTCAATTCTAAATTCTCGGTGTGGAGTGCGTATAGTTTCTTAATCACTTGCTTGTGGTCTTCGCAAACTCGGTAGAAGGTTAACATAGCTTCCTTGAGTTCGATTTGTCGTTCTTCCATTGGCTTAATCAGGTCAACCCGGTGCGTGTGTTTCGTCTTTAGGTCGTCAATGCTCATCGTCAAAGCCTGATCAAGTGTGCGCAGGTTTATTTGTGCGGTTAAAATGTCGAGTTCTTTCATATTAAAAAGGTAAGTCGTTATTTTTTTTAGTCGTTTGTCTTGCTATTGGGTCAACTCCACCGCATCGAAAGCCTAACCCCGAGTTAAAATTAAACAAAACGGGGATATTGAGCATTGTTTGTTTTCCTCCAGTGTCCGTGTCTTTGACTTTTTCAACTGAAATCATTGTCTCGTAGCGCATAGATTCGTGTTTTACAAGTCTATGCACTACAATCATGTCATCGCAGCGGTTAAGAAAAGCCTTACCACCTTCCACATGGTCTTTCAATGGTGGCTTAAGGTGTCCCTTCCATTCTTTTTGGTCGTCTCCGTATAGCATTCCGCTCCGTCCACTTTCGGAAGTTGGGTGCGTGTTTATGTAGATGGTTTTTCCCGTGGTATTGCAAAACTGCCGAGCCATGTTTAGAAACTTGTAGTTAGCTTCGTAACCCATTTGTCTATCTAACCCGGTGAAAGGATCAATTAAACAAGCATTACATTCAGACTTACCGAAAATGTCTAAAAGTTCTTCCGGGGTGTAAAGTTTATCATTTGGCACGAACTGAAAAAACGGCTCTAAAAAGTGGTAGGTGTTTTCAATTTCATACTTCGTTAGATTCTTGTAAGCTATTCCAGTGTACATTTGGATGAGGTCTCGCATTATTTGACCGCTTTGGTTTTCACCCGACCAAATGCACCACTTTAAACCGTGCTTTGTCGTAAGCGCAAGGAAGTACCAATTAATCCAATACGTTTTCCCTACGTTGTCGTGTCCAAGAATGATGTTCAACTGCTTCGGCTTAAATCGAAGGTAAGTGTCTAACTCAATATCCAATCCTAAACCTTGCTTTATCTTTCCGTCTTTATAATCGAAAAGGTATTTAAGAGTTTCGTTCATTTATTTGTCTCATTACGTTGTTATAGAAAATTTGGTCTTGAGTTAATTCGACTTGAGGTTCTTTTTGTAGGTATGGTAAAGTATTATTTAAACTTGACTTCCAGTTTTTAATCTTTCGTGTTTTACCTCCGACAGATACACACCAATCATTACTAACCCAAGAATGGTATTTAAGGCGCAAAGCGTCTTTTGAAACTTCAGGAAGTTGAACCAATCCATAAGCCACAAACTCGTCAAGAGTTGGTATAGTATTATTGTTATTGTTATTGTTATTGTTATTAGCTTCGCTTTTGCTTAATTCTTGCTTCGGTTTCGCTTCCTTTTCGCTTACGTTTTGCTTCTGTTTTGGTTTACTTCCGTTTAAGAATCGCTTTAGATTCGCTTCTATTTGTGGCTTAATAAGCAACCAAAGTGTTTTACTTAACCCGTCAAGTTCAATCTCCTTTTGATTAAACCCCATCTCAAAAATTGCGTTCCACACATCTGCCTGAACCGTCTTTTCGCACCCTTTTAGTGACTCGAAAAATGACCGATATACAATCATTGTTTCCCTTTCCTTTTCTTTACTCATTTTGTAAATGTATTAAATAAAAAAACCCTCACAACTCCTGACCATCCTACCTGTCATTCATTGCAAGGGCTAATAACACCTTTAAAGTTCATATAATGTAGGATGTGAACTCGTCTACTAATTTAAGTACTATCTAACTAATTCGGTTAATTCGTGAATACTTATTTTTCAACAGGCTTTCAATACGTCTCGCTGAAATAATCAAAGCGGTATTGTAGTCGTTCGCGTGAGCATTCGTGATTTCGATGCACTCCAAGACCTCGTTCAACTTTTCCGCGAGTAGTGGGTGGTAACCATCGAGAGCAAGTACAATCATTTCCTGCGAGTAAATTACCGTTGCGTGGTCCTTGTTAAATAGCTTTCCTGACTCAGCTAAAGACAACCCGGTTAACGTTGCCCAAGCCATTCCAAGCTGTCTCCATTGCATTCGGTCGCGTGATCGGTTTGCGATTTTCAACTCCTCGTGAGTGTAAGGACAAACCAAAAAGAACTCGTGCATCGTGTAAAATGATCGCTTTGGTAGTTTGCTGAGAATATATTTTATTTTTCTTCCGTATGTTGTGCCGTTCTTAACCATTGTCTAAATGCTATTTGTATGTTTACTTGTTGTTCGCTTGTTTCGGGTGTTGCGTTCTTCATTACACGCTCGTCGAGTTTTCTTATTTGACTAATTAAATTTTGCGTTGCCATCTTCATCTCGGTTCTGAACGCTTTATCTTCGTTTAGGTCTTCGAGGAAGTCGGCAAGTACTGGAAGTATGGCTATTGAAGAAATGAGTTTTAAGTCGTTGTTCATTTTGGTAATTGTTTAGTGTACATGTACTCAAGTTCGTGTTTTACTTCGTTCCAGTATTCAAGTTGTTTTTCGTATCCATAAGCTAAATGAAATCTAATCTGGTGCATCATTTCATTAACTGCAATTAAAGCACATTGTTTTGCCGTTCTTTTTACTGCTAAACCATAATCACTGTCTCTATAAGTAAATGAGCAATCTTCCATGCTAAATCTTACTTGCACCTCGTAATTGTGCAATAAATCTTTTGCTTTTTCTATTGGTGTCATATCTCGTAAATATCAATGATTACACCTTCCCAAAGGTCGGCTTTAATTCGTGCGTCTTCTTTGCTTACTGCGGTCACTATTTTGTACATCTCGGTCCAAGTCTTGTGAGCGAAGCCTTTGTAAATTACTTTAAATCGTTTCATGTCGTTGCTTTTTTAATTTCTGATATTCTGTTAACTAATTCTGCGTTGTAGTTCGTCCACCACTTCTTTCTGTCTGCGTGGGTTATGGCTAACTGGCGTTTAAATTGCTCTTGAAAGTGCATTAAATCACACTTAATCTTGTTCTTCTTCATAAGGTATCTCGATTAGTTTCGTGATCATTCCGTCACCTTCGCACTCGTGGCAGGTCTCCAATACTGAGCGACCAAAAGGACCGTATTCGGTTACATATTCTCCCATTCCAGTTCCGCGACAATACTCGCATCGTGTTATTATTTCTTCGTACATCTTAAATATCGGTTACGTTAATATCTGCTATTTCAATCATTGTTTCTTCGACTATATTCCGGGCAGTGTAATACGCGTTACTTTCTGCGTCCGTCTTTGCGACCTTCTGCAAGTGACTAAGTTGGCGCATAATTTCTTTGTAGCCCTCAATAAGTGCTTCAATCTTTTCGTTCTTTTGTTCGATAATTACTGATTGTTTAAATTCGTAAGCTGTCATGGTTTAAGTTATTAAAGTGAATAAAAATAAAATACGATTGATAAGATAAGGAGACCTGCGAAAAGACCGCCTAAAGTGTTACGCTCGTCTGCGTTGCGTGGTGTGAAATAGTTAATTAAGTTTTTCATTTTACTTTGTTTATGAGGTTAGTTAAAAATTCAATTCGAGCTTCGTGTTTTGGTATTTGGTTCTTGTGTGCGTTTCTTGCTGAGTTCTTTGGATCAGTACTGCAAAATATAGATTCTTCAAGACCTTTTTTAGCTACGTTTAAATCGTAGTTTAAATGTTTTAAAAGATAGTCTTGTTCTTCGGTTGTTAAGTTTTTCATGTCGTTTTGTTTTTTTGTTTTGTGCCTTATGACTTTGCTAAATTACTGCTTTATTTTTAATACACAATAGTTCTTGACATTTTTTTAACAAAATAATTTAAGGTTATTTCTGAAACTCAATGATAGCAACGGTTTAAGAGTAAAAAAAACTTTTTAGGAATTTGCGTTTTATCACAAAATTAGGCTAAATGTGTGACGGAATAGGACAAAAAATAAGGGTAACCCCTGAAGATTACCCCTATAAACCTAACATGAAAAAAAGAAGTAGACAAATATACTAAATATTGTTTATCATTTTGTACTTGAGCCAATCCATGTAAACTTTATTGTTTACTGAATAAGCTGATCGGCAGCCGTCTTTGCAAAGCAACGAATGCATTATAGTTCCTGCCGAAGTCGTGTATGTTTTGCTTAATCGTACGTTAGGCGTTCCACAGTTAGGACACTCCCAACGTTCGCCACCTCGCAACGTAGAATAGTTGACTTTGTGTTTAGAATAAGGACGTAATTTGTCATAAACCTTTTCTAAAATTACGACATCGTTTTTACAGTACTCAACCATGTGGTTTAAAGCTTCAGGGTCTTTGTCGAAAATAATCTTTTTCCACGTGTCGAAGCCCCCAGTGTCCACCTTGCTACCAACTTCTAAATACTTAGCTATATAGTCTAGTTTATTAGAATTAAAATAGAACCCACTTTTAGCGTATTTAAGCGTATCAATGGTGCGGTAAGTTGGGAACATATCAATGTCATGGTAAATACAGCGTGTGCGTAGCCATTTAATGTCGAACCTATCCCCGTTGTGTCCGATTATTTCGTCTGCTTTGTTGAGTTCCTGAATAAACTTTTTTAGTAGGGTCTTGTCGTCTTGTTTCTTGTCCCATGTCAACGCATGGACTTTGTCTTCACCTTCCCACTTCCAACATACGCAAATAATTGCCCTTTCTTTTACGATGTTGTCATGTGATATATTTAAGTTATAGCCTATTCTCCAACTTGTAACTATGTTAGGCGAAGTCTCAATGTCGAAAAATAGTCGCTTTCTTGTCATGGTCTAAACGTTTCGTGATAGTCGGCTAACCTATTCAACCAACCCCTTCTAAATTTTGCGTTTTTCATTCCGGGCTTACTGATCGCGATAAAGAATGCCTCACGAAGTCTGATTAACTCATCGAATAAGATGCGGTCGTTTAACTCATTCGCAGCCTTCAACGTCTGCGGTCCGATTTTGCCGTCAATGGCAACGTGTTTACCTAAATTGTTAACCGCTTGTTGTAGTGTTATAATTGCGCGGTGCTGACCTGAACCCCAAGCCATTCCCGAAACGATGACTCCAACGGAAAAGCATTTGAATTCGTCACCTTTGCACTTGTCCCAATAGCCTTTCTTGAATATCTTAAACCAGTCTTCGGAGTTCATGTTTAAGAATCTTTGGTCGTTAGTAGTGCCAAACATACCAACCCAAGTGGAGTAACAAATACCCATGTTTGTGTGGTATTTCTTTCCTTTTAATGGTGTCGGGCAAAACATTGAAGAACAAGAGTCCGAAGGGTCAAGGCTCAAACCACCTTCCCAGCGTTTAATAAATTTTACATAAGTTTCTAAATCCATAGTCAATTTTTTCGACTAATTTACGCGTTTTCTAAATAGAATAAATAAAAAAATAACGCTCATAATGAACCCCGAAATAATGTACAAATTCTTAAATTGGTTTAGTGGAGAATGTTTTGCACCTAAACGTTCCTTTTTTAAGTCATTTTCACGCGTTTTAAGCGCATTTCTCAAGCTGTCCTTATACATTAATCGAATTACTTTCAAAGAGTCGTTAAATCGCTTGTAATCGTATCTAATTTCGTAGCGTGTTTTTGGTATGTAGGAAGTCTTGTAGTGAATGATTGTATCTTTTGACGTGATTATTTTCTCCCAGTAGGTCGTGTCATGTTTCCATATAAGGAAACTATCCACTTTTGTTATGCGGATGGTGTCGCTCACAGTGTCGCACCGATAACCTTTTTTGATTGCTTTGTTGAGGTGGTAATTAACTGAACAACTACACACCAATAGTAAAATAATTAAGTACTTCATTAAAACGAGTCTTTGATTGCTTTGGCTTTTTTGATAAACGACTTAAAACGTGCAATGAAACCTTTGTCGTCCCCGTATTTTTGTCGTATCTTTTCATCAATACTAACCACTTCGATACTGGCAAGGAATAACCCAACCAATTTAGTCAACGTATAGTCAACTGAAAAGACGGTTTTAACCATGTCGTTAACCATTGCAAAGTCAATAAGGAAAAATAAGATAACCGCGCTTTGATACGTTATCATTTTACCTACTAACCCCTGACGAAGGCGACGACTTGAAAACTTTTCCGTAGTCAAACGAACCGCGACAAACGTATCTAAGAAAATAGCCAACCCAATGACTAATAAAATAACTTGGATAGGCGCAAAGAAGGAATAAACCGCGACAAGTAACGTAATTAAATACTTCATATTTCGTATTTAGTCAGTTCGTGAAAAGTCCACTCAACAACCTCAGCAGTTGTAAACGTCGAAGTGTATTTGAACCCGTCTAAGTTAACCCCGTAGTCTTGTGCAGGTGTAGACAAAAGAACGTCA